ATGTCAGCCGAACCATCGAATCTGACGCCATTAATGTTTATGGCTGTTTTTAATTTCGTCGCGGTGTCGGCGTTCCCTGTCAGCGCCCCGGTGATCCCGCCGTTGAAAGTCTGGCGCGCACTCCATGTGTTAGCCGTGCTCAACAGGGGGATCTTTTCACCGCTGGTACCGAGTTCTCTTAAACCAAGGTATTGGATAACGGCTAGTGTGCTTGTTTTAGCCAGAATATCGCGACCGACTGACGTTAAATCAGTCTGCGCTACCGTATCCTTACCGGTGAAATAAGGCAGTTTGTTTGCACCAGTCGCAAGGCCAGCGAGCGCGGTTAAAGTTGCATCCAGAGGCTGTTTGCCTGCCAGCGCATTTGTCATTGTTGTCGCAAAGTTCGGGTCATTGCCAAGTGCTGCGGCAAGCTCATTCAGGGTATCAAGAGCTTCTGGTGATGAACCAACCAATGCGGATATGGCAGCTCTTACATAAGCGGTCGTAGCAATCTGCGTATTATTTGTGCCCTGTGCGGCGGTCGGCGCAGTAGGGACACCCGTTAATGCAGGGCTTGCCAAAGGCGCTTTGAGAGCCAAGGCATTGTTGATAGTTGTGCTGAAATTCTGGTCGTTATTGATCGCAGCCGCTATTTCTTTCAGCGTATCCAGTGTGCCAGGCGCACCGTTGATAAGTGCAGTTATAGCTGCCTTAACAAAGGCTGTATTTGCGATCTGCGTGCTGTTTGTACCTTGCGCTGCCGTCGGCGCGGTTGGCGTTCCTGTCAGACTCGGGCTTTCTATTGGCGCTTTGGTATCAGCAAGATCTTTTACAGACTTAACGGCTTTAGGGGTCGCCGCCATTGTTTCGCTGTCGCTGTTAGTTTCGCTACTGAGCTGAACTAATCCCTTTTGCGTTGTGCTTGCATCCTGCGCCGTATACTTGCTTTTTGCCAGATCGTAGGCTTTTTTAACCGCCAGCGAACTTGCAGCAACATCACTTCTGGTACTGGTTACAGAGTCTGAAATATCAATGCCGATCGTGCGGTTAATACGCTCGGATGTATCAATCATCTCCTGGGTAATGGCAGATACGCCAGCAGGGATATTCACCGTACAAACAAGCAGTTCCCCATCTCCCAACTGATATGAATCGGTATAGGTTCTGGTAACAAATTCAGCCGCATGAATATGTGACGCTGTATTAACCTGATAGGTATCCCCTCCAAGGAGATATCTTCCCTTCAGCACAATTGCATATTTCTTACCTGCGCTAAGTGCAAGAGAAATATCCTTACGATGCTGAATAGTTACCTGGTAGAATTCACCAATATCAACTGACGCAGCGCCAGCAGTTTTATCACCATCCACTGAGGTGATTAACAGGTTCATCCCACCGCCAGGCTTAGGTAAGAAACCGGCATAAAATCCCGGGTCAACAATCCCCCTGAATTTTCGGTTTAGCGCGGCTGACAGATATGGTTCGTGGTATTGCACATCAGCCACCAGAGCCAACGACTCGGGTGATGGGTAAGTAACCGATGTAACAACTGTAACGTCATTCATCAAGCATATCCTTATGCTGTAGTCGTGTTTATGGCCATAACTGCGGTATATGTTTTGCCCACATACAGCGAGTCTTCCTGGACACAAATAATGGCGATTGGCTTGTTCTCGTTATCCAGTACAACCAGAGTGTTGAATGGGTAGTTTTTCCCTTCCTGCAACTGGCTTTGATCAAGGTCCATTCGGACAGTAATTATCCCACCTGAGTAGGTTGGCACGAGGTTGATGGTGCAAAATTGACTGGTTAGTTCTGCCAGATCGAAAGCCTTTGGCAGTTCTCCAATCTCATAAGTGCCATCTCCTTTCTTAGTAACCAGCGAACTGGTACCGAAAACGGCCTTGCTGATTAAAAATCGAGAGCCTTTGTTAATGGACGATTCAGCGCGCCGCTGATAGTAATAGTCCAACAACTGACTCTTATAGAGGTTTGTTGAGACGTCAGACATGATTTTCCCTAATCAATGTTGTGAAGCCTCATTGTAAGATAAGTAACTTGTCACCCCGCCCTGCGGACGGGGTGATTGTCAGGCATCGCTATCCAGCAGCAAATCATCTGCGCGGGTGCGATCAAACGTAGGCGTCGATTTCACAATAGTGCCGCCCGGCGTTGCAGTGATCGGGGCGCTAATCGAGGTAACTCCAGTAAGCGAAGTTGTATCCGAAGTTTCAAACCAGCAGTACGCTTTTTCGGTATCAGAAATCTCGTTCAAAGTGATCATGTCGGCGTGTTCATTTACAACAACCGACAAATAGAGCGTAAGCCCATCAAACACTATATGCAGTGGCAGTAGAGGCTTTACGAACTGATTAAACTTTCTGAGAATTTCTTCTGTAATTGCGGACTGATCTATCGTGCCAGTAATCCCCATTGTCCGGGCCAGGTCGTTTATGGGAATACTGATCATCCCTCTGGAAGTCAGAAACATCTCGCCGAATGTGCCGCCGGTAGTCTCCAGTGTGCTTTCTGGTATTAGAACCGTGCCATAGGGATGACGCTCAAGGTCCACCGGTGCATATATCGGATCCCATAAAACAGAAATACCGTTAAATTCGCGGTAAATTGTCTGGTTTATAGGGCGTTCAGTCCCCTTAAAGTGAATCTCATCAAGACGCTGTTGTAACAACATCGGAACGGAAGATGAGTTCGACGTTCTGATAGTAAAGAACTGGCCAAGTTCATTTGTCCTGGTCTCCAGATCCTCCTTGCTCATGGAAAAAATAGACTTCCGGTTGGTAATTCTCTCCAACCATGGGTCAACAAAGGTATCCATCATTGACTGAACCAAATCAGCTAATGATTTATAGAGCAATGACTTTTGCTTAGCTGATGTAAGCCGGTTATTAAACCAGGAACGCTGCATCACTCCTCCTCATACGAAATATTAAAGGTGGAGTTTTCTGTATCCAGATAAACGAAATCGTAAAAGCCGTTGGACTCATTCCACTCGACAAATTCCAGATAAAAGTCGCGGAAATAACCCAGCGTTTCGATAAACGCCCAAACGTCTTTTTTCTTAATCAGGATGTACTTTCCGACGCGGTTCGGATCAAAGAAAGTTGAGTCGCGCCCAAATTTTGTTTCCAGTGCCGACTTCAGCTCATCGGTCACATTCTCAATGGTCAGGCTTGCCGATATCCGTCCGGTGATGGTTATCTTAAATGGTAGTTTTCTGACCTCTTTATAAGAGAATTTCTTGTTCAGTTCATTCGGTACCTTCTTAAAGGCAGTCAGGATCATTTCTTCAAGCTCTGACTGGCTTTTATTTGGATGCCATCCTGAAATAAATATCTTATTGATATTCTGAACATTATAAGCACCATCTAATTTCTCTTGCTGGCCTTCGCCCCATGCCTTTACCCAGGACAGCCCCGGGATGTTACGAACCAGAAAATACGTATAGTCCCCGCCCCATACGACCTGATCATCATAGGCAAGGTAATATTGTGCACGGTTACGTGTGATCTCCGTTGTTTCAGCATCGGTACCTGCGGTTATAGGTGTCGTTGTCTTAACTGAAATCAAATTAGCTAAATTAGCCGCAGAATCGACAGGCGTCAGGTTTTGGCCAGCAACCAGGGTTATATCGCCGTTGGTGCACCATACCTTAAGCGTAATTGTCGAGCCTTCTGGCGGTATTTGCCCAATTAGCCCATCGCCGAATCGAACCCCCAACTGCTCGGATGGTTTATAAAACTCAACGTAGACCTGGCTTTTACTACCGGCTAACCGGAACATAGTGCTGGAAGACCACTGCGTGGTCTTACCATCGGTCGTCACGAATACTTCCAGCTTATAGCAGACAGCAGTGAGAGCCTTTGATAACACGACTTCCAGAAATTCTTTGGCTGCCGTAACGGTATATGTCACCTCCTGGATTTCCAACTGTGCCACTTCTACCGTACCGGTGCCGTCAACCAACCTGCATACATCCATAGTCATGTAAGGGTACTGGTCGTCAGATATTAAAGGCATGTTTTTGGGGATTACCGCTGGGGCATCTTCACTTGTGGCGGTGATCTCAATCATCCCCGATGACGGTGTTGGCTTGGTACCAACGTAACTATTCGTTTCTGCCGCTGCCAGGATAGAGGAACGCCGCGTCGCGGTCGATATAAAGCCTTCAGCCAGCGCCGCATCGGCATACTGAAAGCACCTGTAGACAATCTGGGTAATAAACAATGTCAGCATCGAGACAAATTGAGAGCCGACAAACTTCGACCAGAATGAATCTTTCTCGACAAGCTCTTCAAACTCTGCACGAATACTGTCTTTAGTCGGTGTTGTTTTACTCATAGCACCACGTCCTGTGTGATAGTTATATCCCTGATACGAATGGATATTTTCAACTTATCAAAAGCATCTCCCTCGGCTACTGACAAGCCAGAAATCGGTATGTCAGGTAAATCTACCGTCAGTTTTTGCAACAGCATTGCCTCAACCGCAATTTGAACATGCGACAAGTTGGTCGGTTCGTGTTTAAACTGCGGTAAAACATTGCCCCATGACGGATCTCCGTATACCTCACCCTGATAAGTGTTCAGCCACTCATATAAACGAGCGCCCCAGGCCTCCTCCTGGGACTCATACGTTTTTACGCCGGATAACTCCAGCGTCAGTAAAGGATCAATTTCGTTATTGTTGGCCATCAATCAACTCTCGCGTAGTCATTCATCAACGGATCATCAATTGACAGTGGCACCGTGCGCATAACGCCCGGTTGAGGCGTGCTGACCTTTACGACAGTTCCCTGGCCTTTCGCCGAGTCTTTAGTGTGCTCTTCAATCCTGGCAAGCAATGAGGTCATCTGCGCAAACAGCCGCTTCGTTTCACCATCAAGTGAAACGGTATTATCAGCCAACTGCATTGTCGGCTTGGCACCGGAGCCGCCAAGGTCACTAATAACCTGTCCGTCTATCTGCATACGACCGGTTGGTTGCTGCAAATCGTTGGCGGCAGTCGTCACCTGGGACGTGGAGGCTGGTTGAGGAGAATTATTTGAGCGCATTCCCCGGGCATTAATGAGTTTGTCATACAGCCCATCAATCCCCATTTGTGCACCGAGTTGGTCAAAGTAACTTGAGTTGTTTGCTACCGGACGTGCCTCTTCAACTGGCATAGGTGTATCAACATACACATTGCCAGCTGCCGTTGCGGTTCCCCTTCCTCGTGCACGTTCTTCGAGGGTTCCCTGAACGACTTCCCGACGCATCCCCCGGCCATTCATGAATTTGTTGACCAGATCGTTAACGCCAACAGCATTGCCGATTTTGTCTACCAGACCGCCTTTCTCAAACGGGCTATCACCAGGGGTAAACGCCAGGCCAGTAGACTGATCGATAACGGCGTTATCAGGCAGTGGTCCCCTCACTCCATATTGCGCCCCACCCTGTGCTCCTGCTCCAGGTGTATAGATTTCACCACCCAAATAGCGAGCACGATGAGTATTGACCTTGATCGCGTACTCACGGTTTTCTTTCGATAAGTCACCTGTGCCTTTTTTCCACTTATTGATAGTGCCAAACCCAGCGTTATATGCAGTGATGGCCTCGTTTAAGTCTCCATTGGCTTGCTTCAGATACTTGCTCATGAGAAGAGCCGCAGCTTCTGCCGATTTCACAGGATCAAATGCATCCGGTTCCGATATCCCTGTCTCTTTACGAGCAATACTCGTGAACTGGAACATCCCGAGTGCGCCACCACTTAACTTTCCATCTGGTGATCTTGTAAGCGGAGACTTTGCGTTAGGATCCCCTCCTGATTCAGTTGCAGCAATCGCGTAAAGAGTGCCTTCTGGAAGACCATATTTATTCTCTAGTTCAGCAAAATATGGAGCCAACTTATCGAGATTTGCCTTACCTTCAGCGCCAAGACTTCCTACTTTTACATCCAAGTTGCCATTGTTGTAGGTATCCGCAGCTTTCTGAATATCATTCCTGGTTCCAGTAGTATTACGCGACGATGATGACGAGCTATTTTGACCAATGGCTTTATCAATTTTCTGCAACGCGCGATTGCCCGTTTCTACGGCATTTGCATTGATAATCTGATTAGCAGTTTCTTTAACTGTTTTATTGCTATCTTTCGCCGTATCTAAGGATGCATTTACAACACGAGTGACAATATTAGCCTTTTTAGGGGTATATTCAGTCTTAGGAGCATTGCCCTCCTGACGTTCTTTAGCAGGTGTTTTTAATTCAGGTGTAACCTCTTTCGCATCCGCTTTATTGACTAGCTTTGATGCAACCCAGGCCACAGGGGTGCTCTGAACAGCGGCATCAGCAACCTCACCTGAAAGCTCTTTTGCGGCACTCCATAGATTACTGCCAGCCTCTTTAATGTATTTCCCCGGGTTCTTAATGAAATCAATTGCACTATCAATTGCATCACTGAAAACCTTTTTCAGGTTATCGACAGTAAAGAAGTCTTTGATGGCGTCTAATTTTTCGTTCAGACTCTTGGTTGTGTCACTGAACCAGGCTGAAATAGCATCGCCAATCTTGGCTGTGTAATCGTTGAATGTTGTGGATATGGTGTCACCAAGGTTAGAAATGTATGTTTCTAAATTGGTAATCCCACTATCAATGGCCTGTGCAATACTTTCCGTCGAAAATGATTGCAACATATTGCCGATATCCTCAAATCCAAGTGATTTGAGAACGCCACCAATGGCACTGCTAATACCAGATACCAGTCCTCCCATATCGAGAACGTTAGCCAGTGTATAAGCCGCTTTTTGCTGAAAAGATGGATCTTCCCCATCCTTAAGCCCAAAGGTCCGACGTTGTGCTTCTGTATCATTCCAACCGGTTACCGCATCATAGATACCTCCAACCACCGTGCCGACTAGCGGAATTGCGCGTAAAACCCCCTTTGCAAGTGCCTTAACACCTAGTTTCCCCAATCCCTTAGTTGCAAGTTTTCCGGCACCGCGAGTAGCCAATTCGCCAGCTTCTTTGGCAGCAGCTTTTTTCCCACCAAAGCCCAATAAGCTTGCAACTTTTTTTATACCTAAAGCGCCTAGTGCCATCGAGCCAACTTTCTTTAGTGCCCCACGGCCAAAAATGAGGGAAGCAATACCACCGGCCCCCTTCCCTAACAGGCTAAATAATTTGGACAGCAAGCCGCCCTTCTTTTTCCCGGTGTTTTTGGCTATCTGATCAAGGGCGCTGAGAATCTTGTCATTGCCCTCTTTAATTTCGCTGGTCTGATCCTGAAGTTCCTGAACCGTCCGTTTTTGGGTGTTAACCTGAACGACATCGGCACTACTTTGCGATTTACGCCTAAAAAAACCTTTTTTACGGCTGTTATCGTCATTGCCACGAATCACATCGGCAATAGACTTTCTGGCACCATTAAGCGATCCGCCAACTTCTTTTGATATCCCGCCAAGCTCTTTTCCCGCTGCCCACAATGGGCCAGCAACGGCATAACCTAAAGCATCGACGGCACGAGTCTCTGAAGGGTTACCTATACCTTCAGCTACTTTTGACAGTTTTTTTAATAAACCTGATTCAGCATTTAGACGCTCATCATCCTCTTTGCGCCTGGTCTTTTCAGCGCGTTCAGCACGGGCATCTTCCGCTGCGGCCTTACTCCCTGACTTTCCAATAAAACGACCACGCGCATCGCGTTGGTTTTGGCTTTTTTGCGTACCGCCTTTTTGACCGAACATTTCGCGGGCGTGTTCGGCTGCTTCGGTCCGTTGCGCCTTTACATCTTCTGTTATAGCCTTCCTGCCTCGTTTTTTACCCTTTCGCGTAGTTGATTTGGCCTGCGGTTCCTGTAGAGCAACATCCTCCTGAACTACACGAGGAACGTCCCCTAAATTAAGCCGTTTCATTGCCTCAACAATAGGGTCCACTGATGGCGCATTGGCCACAAAGTCTGGCCGGGAATTTTCGATTGTGCGATTTAATGCCGACACACTGCGAGAGACAGGATCAACAGTTGCAACGCGTCCCCCTTTCAAATCTTCAACAGCTTCCCGGATACCTGCAAGCTCTTCCAGCTCTTTTGCGCTGGCGGTTTCAACTGTCCTTATAACATCGTCAATGTTGGCGTTTTTTCTTTCCATGATCTTATCGCCTACCGTTTCGGTTTAAGTTTTTCTTCCAGTTTCTCCAACAGGAAAAACGCATAGGATTCAGTAAGCCTTTCAGCGTCCTGAATCGGTATACCCCCATACAAAACCAGGTTGGACACTAAGGTCTGATAGCTTTTCAATCCCCACCTGTGGAATGAAGTCGGTAGCCCGAAAGGGCACCCACAGACGGGTATATGCACCCTCTGTGGACTCCTTTTTATCCTGATTTGGGCATTTATGCGGCGGGAGACGAAGACGCATTTCACCTTTATCGATGTAGCACGGTAAACCATGTTCGAGCTTTTCATGAGCCAGTCGGATGTGTGCCGCCAGCTTCATAAATTCAGTATCAATGGCCATCCGTTTAATCGTTTCATAACGACGCTCAGCCTGATCTTCACGAGTACCGCTAACATCGTTATAAAGCTCACACTGATAAGCGAATTCCCAAAAACGCAAATCAACGATCGCTTCTTTGAATTCCGCGTCGTCTTCAGGTGGCAATGCTGCACGGCGCATCTCCAGCATTTCCATTGCCCAACCATCAAGCGGCACGATACGCCATTGATAAGGTACTCCCTCTACAGACACCTCAATATCGTCAATGAAAGGTTCCACTTCCAGTACCTGGATATCTTCAGCCAGAGCATTCATATCACAATCGTAATAATGCTCTTTACCACAATGTTTACAGGTGTAGGTGAATGTCTCGACCGGTGTTTCACGGGAGCCGGTAAATATCCACCATAACGCGGTAATCCGGTCCTGCGCCGTCCATGTCAGGGGATCATGTTTCGCGGGTTCAGCCAGCAAGGCTTTTAAATACGCCGTTGTCTGTTGTTCTTGTTCCTCCGGTGTTATCGAGTTGAAACGCATCGCATCAGCAATATTTGGCTGACGGAACTGGATCAATTCAGTTGGCCGCGATGGTAGCGGGAAAAGAGGTAAAAGCATCCTTGCTCCTTAATTCAAAGAGAAAAGCTAAAGCCCAGAAGGGAAGCCAAAGAACTTGAGGATTGGTTAAACGTGCTGTGCAATGCGAAGGTCATTGGGAATGACTTAAATTCAGTAACCTGATCTCGCGCATAGGTGACATCGCCGGTAGTGACCGGGAATACCGTCATCTCATTTTCCAGTTTGGTTAAACCGGAAGACAGTAACCGATAAATACGCACATTGAGCAAATATTTAGACGGTATATTCCCGGTACCGTCCGGATTGATCACCCGACTTTTTGCCGTCTTAAACCAGTCCAAAACGAGGCCATCAACGGTATCCCTGACCATCATTGTTATCTGCCCAGGCGAACGCTCCGTTGGTTGAAGGATATTCCCTCCGCCGATTTTAATCGTTTCATATTCGATGCTGTAATCGTGGTAGGTAATATCTTTGGCAAAGAAGTCTGCCCCCTCCAGTCCATCAACTTCGACAGAGAACTGCCATCCTTGCGCGAACAACATTTTGTTCATGATGATTGACGTCAGCTTACCAACTTCCCGCTCACCAACGCCGGAGCCAAATAATGTCGTCGTTAATGCCGAAGATACATAAGACTTTACTGATGCAACATTAAGTCCCATATCAACGACCTCACTTCAACATGGATGAGAAAAGAACAATACCCGGGATAATTGCCCTTGTTGCGCTCATTTTCTCTTCCAGATCCAGCTTCCGCTGATACAGCGTGTTCTCGTCGGATAAATTGCTGGCATCGAGTTTCCCCGCGATAGATATTCTTCGCAGGCGATCAGTGTTAGGTATCGCGATTAACACTTCCAGATAGTCAGAAAGTAACCCAATGATTTCAGGTGGCACTTCCCCATTATCCAGATCCATATCACGTAAATTAGCCAGATATGACACATTCAGCGGGTATACCGCTCGATGAGTATCTTCAAGCTCGATATTCCCATCGTAAACATCTGAGTAGACAAGATCGCCGGTGTGATCTGTAACCGATACGAGCGCAAGAAAATCAGCTGGACAAGCAAGTGATTTACAGGTCTGATCAGTGAAGCGTATCCGCTTGATGTGCCCCGCCCTATCCTGGTAGGTTCCCAATGCTTTTCTTAGCAGGGATTCCAGCAAAGCAGGTTCATCCGCAATCAAAGGTGTGAAGCGGGATTTGACGTCTTCGAGTAATTGTCGTGGTGTCATTGAAACCTCGTAGAATCTGGTGTGTTACCCGATTCTACGAGTTGTCATTTGTTACCGGTCAGTCTACACATTTCAGATGCTGCGTTAAAAAACCCAAGTACTTCAAGTAGCACATCGTCATCAACACCCAGCCCCAAGATACGGTGATAAAATTCAAGCCTTAAGAGGCTTTGTGTATGTTCGTGTAATCCATCCAGTAATAAACTCGTCCCCTGATTTAACCTGCACGAAAAGCCATTGGCGATCTTTTTTATCTAAAACAGCCACTATAGTATTTTTGCCAATGCATTCAATCACCTCACTATTTATAGAAGGACTGACGTGTAATCTTACGTTCTCACCAGTTATAAAACGAAAACCATTGAGATCTTCCCAACTAATTTCTTTGTTTTCTTTAATTAATTGTTGTTTTGATATTGGTTTATCCTCAAACAGAGATATAAAATATGATTCTGCCTTGTGTATTCCCAGCAAGGTTTTCTCTTTTCCGTAATCAATAAAAGCACCAAACACAACTTGAGAAAATATAACCATTAGTAACCATTGCAGTGGATAAGGAAGCTCTTTAAATGAATCAACAAACTTTGAGCTAGGTTTATTTAATCCTTTATTTTGAACATTACTTTTGGTGTGTGATGTTTCAGTAGCACCTTCAGCATAAGCCTGCGCAATAGATGAAATCCCCTGCTCTATTATTTGATGTAATGAAGCATTTCTTGTTCTAGCATAGTGATCTAGTACTTTCTTTATGTCTTGGCTTACATCTGTTTTATAACTTGCACTTTGTTGTAATTCTTTAAGTATCGCTTGCATGTTATTTAAACCAGCTTGCTTATTAAGCACCTCAAGCTGATTTCGTAATGGCATAGCTATTTCGGCCTGTTTCCTTAGCATTTGAATATATCTATTTGCGTCATGAGGGAAAAGAGCCTGAGTCTGTTTCTGTAAAATCGCGATATGTTCACGATACTTGCTGCCTATTCCAGCCAAGTTCGGCATACTAGCCAATTGTTTTCGAAGAGAGTTACTAATTACAGCTTGTCTATTCAATCTTGTCATATTTTGAAAAGAATGTTTTTCTATTCCTAATTGTTTTTGCAAGATCGCTACGTGATCTTTGTATGATGGAATGAGCACTGACTGTTTATACAGTAACTTCAACTCATTAGAATTAGTAATTTTTGTCATATTATTCCATTTATATAATAGAATATTACGCAACCAATGTTTTATTGATTGCGTTAATCTTTAACACAGAAAGATCATTTGCCTCGTTTAATACATCCATCCATTTTGGCTTGTTGATACAACTTACTTAGCCCAGAAAGAGGGAATGTAGCAATTTTTTCATTATCAACATAAGCATCAATCATATTAGCATTTGAATCTGCTGCATCTTGCCAAAAGGCATACCACCAAGAATCTCCAACCATTGATCCAAGATTGCTAAAAGGATATTGCTCACCATCTATAGTTAATACTATTTTATTCTTGTCAGCATTATACTCTTTTTTATTATTCGACGAACTTAGCAACAAGCCTAAACTACCTGCACTATCTGGTGAACCATACATGAATCCCATATCACATAAAAAACTTATCTTATCACCATTATGATTATGGATTGTATATTCTCTCCCCCCTCTCTCTTCAATTACATTCCATTGTAGAGGATCAATTTTTGCAAATGTTCCTGCTGAAACTAACGATACAAATAATAAAAACCATCTCATATTCATTCTTTTCGCTTCTTATCTGTAATTATTCTGCAATATCATTTGCCCATTGCACGGCAGCAAAATGAGTACCCAAACCACTCAGGAAAGCAATTACCCCCAAAACAATACTTGCTGCTGTTGATTCAAACAAAGTACCAATACTATAGCCAATAGCTCCCCATACTAAGCTAAATACAATCATCAATGGTATTGCCAGAAATTTTATTCTTAAACTAAAAATCAGTCCAAGAAAAGAACCGCCAAAGGCCCACCATGATTTAGACATTAAACCTATCAGTATTGACAGAATTCCTATTTCAATAAAGAGAATATTAGATTGCTCTTCATTGAATTTCGCATTTGTTACACCTTTACGAACATGTTCAGATGACATGATTAACTATCTCCTGCCACAGATAAAACGCCTTAAAATAACATTTTGTAGCATAAAGTTTCACCATGCAATGGTCAAAATCTTTGACCCATATCAATTAAACTCATACATTTTAGTTACCAGGGAAATAATTTACATGGTTGCAAGTTGCTCTAATTATTTTATTTTTTTAGCTTCATATGCTACATTAACTTGCTTGCGTGCTAATGCATTTTCGGTTTATCCTAAACAGGCATCTTAGTAAAACGGATGCCGGGATTGGAACCCCGGATAATGCAAAAGGCGACACAGACGCCAAAAGCGTCTTTTTTTGTGTCATGCCATCGCACAGCCATACGTAGCACATAGCTCCGAGATCAATGGTAGTGCTGGCTGGGCTGCCGAAAGGCAGGCCGGTTCCCTTTTGCGCCGGTAGTTCCAACCCAGTCAGTGCTACCGCCATTGAGATTGGAACCTCACGCGGTAGCTCCTTAAATTAGCAAAAGGAGGCTGCCATTGTGGCTACTATCCCTACCCCTACTCATCCTGAATTTATCTGGCGCTTTTACTCCTGCCAAAAACACCACTATCACTTCGTTATCGCAGCAACAGAAGACGAAGCACGCTCTCAATTGCCTGATGGCCCCTGCATTTTTACTGCCCGTTTTTCAACTAACTCGCGCAATTCACTTAGTTACTGGAACCTCCCCTTCTCTGCCGACGTTCAGGGGGGTTTATGAAAAAACCTCTCGTCACCCGGAATGAAATAGCCGAAGCGATCGCCCTGCATACTGCCTGTATGCCGACACGGGAGATCCCCGGCGCAATTGCCAACTATTTCATGATAACCAAGCGTTTTTATACCCGGATAGATAAGGCTGTGATCAACAGGCTACTGATAGCCGAGATCAGGGATTATTTGATTGAACAAGGACGTCTACGTTACGCAACAGTGGCAGCAGAAATGAGAAAGGAGGCACATAGAATGACCGGTAATAATTTGAATGTTGAAAAACCAGCACCTGTTGCTTCAGCTACGCCAGCACCAGCCGTGAATGTCATCCCCAACACCGGAGACACAATCGACAGCCAAACATTGTTGAAGATGGTCAATGAGGCACGCAAGTTATGTGGAGAACCATTGGTTAGAAACAATAAATTCATCGAAAAAATACTCGACGAATTAGAAGGTGAGGACGGTTACACAAAAAGTGCAACCGTGCCGCCAGGTGGCGGTACGCCTATGGTTGTCATAACCATGACCTACAAACAAGCCCTGCGAGTTGCCGCGCGCGAGTCAAAAGCGGTCCGCCGTTCGCTGATCGACAAACTGGAAGAATTGCAGCAGGCAAACTCCCCTGCCCCATCGATCCCCCAAACATTACCAGAAGCCCTACGCCTGGCTGCCGAGTTAGCAGAACAGAAAATGCAGTTGGAACAACAGCTGGTGGCCGCAGCCCCTAAAGTCGATTTTGCCGACCGGGTATCAGTGGCCAATGGAATCCTGATCGGGAACTTTGCAAAGGTCGTTGGACTTAAGCAAAACGCCCTTTTCTCATGGTTGCGCCAGAACGGCATTCTCATGGCTTTTGGTGCGCGCAAAAACGTACCGCGCCAGCAGTACATTAATGCCGGGTATTTCACGGTGAAAGAAGTGGTGCTGGATGATGAAAATGGCTACCAGATACGGCTGACGCCCCAATTAACGGGTAAAGGCCAGCAGTGGTTAACTCGCAAGCTACTTGATGCTGGTTTGTTAAAACCAGTAGCAATAGGTTAATAAAAGAAAAAAACCTGCCAGCAAACTGGCAGGTTTCTGAGCAGATCGTCCAACCCGATCTGGATCGAGTTAGAAAAATTTGCTCTAATAAATTTCGTTTTCTAAGTGCAAAGAATCACCATTTCGAGCTGGTGATTGAAGGTTGATGCAAATTTGGAGAAAAAATGCAACAAACATTCAATGCGGATATGAATATATCAAACCTTCATCAAAATGTCGATCCTTCAACCACTCTGCCCGTTATTTGTGGTGTTGAAATTACGACCGACCGCGCTGGCCGTTACAACCTTAATGCTCTACACAGAGCGAGCGGACTCGGTGCCCATAAAGCGCCAGCTCAATGGCTAAGAACGCTGTCAGCTAAACAGCTCATCGAAGAGCTTGAAAAAGAAACTATGCAGAATTGCATAGTTTCGTTCGAAGGCCGTGGCGGCGGCACTTTTGCCCATGAATTGCTCGCTGTGGAGTACGCAGGCTGGATTTCTCCCGCGTTTCGGCTGAAGGTAAACCAGACATTTATCGACTATCGAGCTGGAAGATTACAACCTGCTATTCCGCAGAGTCTCCCTGAAGCTCTCCGTTTGGCTGCCGACCTGGCAGAGCAAAAGCAACGGCTGGAGCAAAAAATGCTTATGGATGCACCTAAAGTCGAATTCGCCGAACGCGTTGCTACCGCCAGCGGGGTTCTAATCGGCAACTATGCCAAAGTGCTCGGCCTGGGCCAAAACTATCTCTTCACCTGGTTGCGTGATAACGGAATTCTGATCGCAACCGGAGAACGCAGGAACGTCCCCAAACAAGAATACATCTCCCGTGGGTATTTCCCCCTTAAAGAAACCGTGATCGATACAAGCAATGGAAGCAGGATTTCTTTCACGACTCGTATAACCGGCAAAGGTCAGCAGTGGCTGATGAAGCGATTGCTTGATGCTGGTGTGCTGGTACCTGTCGCGGCAACGCGCTAACAGACGTAGTAAGAACCACCAGCATTGTAATGCTGGCTAAAGTCACTTTCCTGAGCTGTATAACGATGAGCGATTTTACTTTTTCTGGCTATGAATTGGCCTGCTTTGTAACACACTCCGGTCTATCCCGTAGCGCCGGGCATATCCTGTCGCAATGTGCAAATCTCGCGGCAACAACCAGTGAATACTTCATTCACAAGCCTCACCGCCTGATCGCGGCAGAAACTGGTTATAGCCAATCAACCGTCGTTCGTGCATTCCGTGAAGCTGTAAACAAAGGAATCCTGTCTGTAGAGATTGTTATCGGCGATCACCGTGAACGTCGCGCTAACCTGTACCGGTTTACACCATCCTTTTTGGCCTTCGCACAACAAGCCAAAAATGCGCTGATTGAAAGCAAATTAAAGATCTCTTCAGCGGCAACCAAGGTTAAAGCTGTTCTCGCTAAGACATTGGCTTTATTTAATTTTTTATCCACACCCCCATGTCAAAATGATACCCCCTCCCCCTGTCAGGATGACGTGGCAATAAAGAATAAGAAGTCACAAGTTAAAAAAACAAAAAGATCAGTTTCCGGCGGTGCCGGAACGAGCAGACTCAAAAAATTGACTTCATGGATCGCTGAGGCAAAAGCAAAGGCTGACAATCTGCGGTTATCCAAAAAACGCGCTCAAAAACATGAGTTCAAGCAGAAAGTAGAGGCGGCAGCGCGGAAATATGCTTACCTGAAGAACAAGCGTTCTCCTGATATTTGCGGGATATCAAACTTCGATAATCTGCCGCATTGCATGACGGTAAACAAAGCTCTTAATGCGGTTTTAGCCAAAAATAAAGATAACGAACAATGGGGTATACCGGCAGGATTCAGAGGGTGATAGATTGCTCTAATCTGGAGTCACCTGGCGTTTTCAGTTTGAGGTCGGAGATGCAATCTGATTTTTTACAGTTAGCGATCGCTTTTGCAGGATATGTTTGTATTGGCTTCTGTGTATACATGATCAGCCGAAAAATGCTTGTCGATATCGACCGCAAAGAACGAGCAGAGGAGATCTTAGTATGGATTTTCTTTGGCGCGGTCTGGCCATTAGGGATCATGTTTGCTGCAACATTTCTTCTGATGTGGATATTCACCCTTCCAGGTGATTTCTATAGAAAAAAAGCCAGACATTGATACAATCGTTGCGGGTGCTTGAGGCTATCTGCTTCAGGCATGACCCGAAAAGCAGATAGAAGAAAGCCCCAGATAACATTACGCGTCCTGCAAGACGCTTAACATTAATCTGAGGCCATATCTATGCTTAGCATACGTAGATTAGCCTCTTACCGACCAAAAGGTCAAGGAGAAGCAGGCTATGAAGCAGCAAAAAGCGATGTTAATCGCTCTGATCGTCATCTGTTTAACCGTCATTGTGACGGCACTGGTAACGAGGAAAGACCTCTGCGAGGTACGAATCCGAACCGGCCAGACGGAGGTCACTGTCTTCACAGCCTACGAATCTGAAAGGTAAGAGACCTGGCGGGGAGTGATCCCCGCCACTCTTCGTGTGTCTGGTAACCTCAATGCACCCTTTTCTCCCCAATAGTGTAAAACACAATGAAGTAGAAGGAGTTATTTCACATCATGCAAAGATTCAGACCATATCTCCCAATAGCCTTCGCGACATGATGACTTTCAGAAATATCTAGCTGTTAACAAAATTCCATACTTGCTTTGCTAATACCACCTAGATTATATATGGAAAAATACACCTAAAACTTAAACAAATTATATCCACAACAAACATCCATCTATTAGGATTAAAATTAATTTAATAATAAATAATACAACACCGGTTCATTTTCTAACAAACCGGTGGGCACCATTATTGGAATAACTTACTGATTACATTAAAAACATTAAGGGCGTTACTTGCCACACTAGACATCTTGGCTGAATTTTTTTCGATTGAGTCAAGAACACTTTCGACTTCCGATAAAGTTCTTCTGCTATCTGCATCTTTTCCTGAGTCTATCGCATCTTTAATTGCAGATATAGCAGACTCTAAATTCTCCTTAAACTCACCTGTCGTCTCATCCTTCAAGAGAAGTTCTAACTCTTGTTTAAGTTTTTCCAATGATGCTCTTTTCTCATCAGTTTTACTAATCTTCCCTGAATAACTGACACAAACACATTCTCTTTTATTGCAGACAGGACAACCATTTAGATAATAACTTTCAAACGCCTCGCCAAGATCATCATCTTTAAAAATAATCCCCCATAAAGAAAACAACCAAGCATATATATCAGCACACTCTTCATGAAGATTTTCTTTGTTGTAATTTTTATCTTCAATTGATTTAGCATAAGCCTCTTGCAACTCACCCAACTCTTCGAATAACCTGGATGAATGATAAAACCCACCAAAAGTAGACCAAATGGTTCTATTCGACGGATAGATATCATTAATCATTCGTGGCGCATAAGGCGGAAATTGCATAGGTTTAATAGCGTTATATTTATTGAAAAGCTCATCTTTAATTCCTTTTGCGCTTCTTATTTTCTCTGGCTTTCTGTGTGTTTGAGAACAGGAACAAGGCGCCCCTAAGCAATAAGGACAGCAACTAGGGAATTTTTTATAAAATGCTTCCTGTGGTTGTATTTCAAGTTTATCACAGATTGCAAAAAGCCAAGACAATGCTTCTATATAGGTATTTTTTAATAATTCTTTATCCTGATTACCATCACGAATAAACTCACGTGTTAAATAAGCTGTTTTCCTTGTCAGATAAGAGTACATATACTCAAATGATTTTTCTTCATTTTTTTTGCTGTAAATACCTACAATAATATTGCTCATATCATTGATACGTAACATGACATTCCTCTTAAATAAGCCAATACTTCCTAGAACCATATATGCTTCGACAAAGATTAACGGACATCTTGCCTTCACAAACTTTGACGCTACATAAATTTAACCATGTGCATACTAAATATTTAAGGTAGAAAAGTATAGGAGTATTTATTAATAGGTAACTGTTAGTTTACACTCACTTCATACCAGAGTATTTACAAGATGTTATTTTACTCTATTCGCTAGGCGGTGGAATGCGGTTGTATCAAGGGGAGGTAAACCTCCCCCGAAGAAGATTAAAAGTACAAGGGATAACACTTAATCCCACTCAATCCAGTTGTAGACGATACGAAGTGACGGGCGCACAGCGGCAGTCACATCTTCGGTACTAAAGTCGATTGCATCACTGTAGATTTTGCAGTCCAACATTTCAATTGTTGTAGCAGCTTTTGTCACAGCGTTAACCCCGGAAGATTTGGATTCAGGGGTAGCAGCCATCGTGATATCAACATAGTCCTTCGCCGCAATGCGATCTTTAATGAACTGAAGAATATCGCCTTCGATAGTCTCCACGCACTGGACCTGGATTTCCCCAGAGTTTCGAATTGGACCGTGCTGATTGAACTTCACACCATTCGGACCATAGTCCTCCACATCCTCGCGGGTCATTTCAGGAATTTGCGACGTGCGAACCAGTACGCTGATATCTTCATGGCCTGCAAAAGTGAGCTGGAATTCAGAAGATACCAGTCGTTCGCCTTTGGCCGCGTTGGCAGTATAGCGGCCCTTAATAAATTTACGGTTTCCCTTAGTGTTATTGTGCCCCATATAAAATCCTTTTACTGGAACGCCCGAACAATATCGGAGCTGTTATATATCGAAGAACCGGTCAACTGGAGGTTGACGGTGTTTTTCAGGAAATGCCCATTGCTGTCCCTGGGTGCATCGAGATCGAAACTTATGTCCTGGATAGCGACATCAATGATGTTGATCCGGCGACCAATGTTTAGCGTCACACGCTCCGGGATTCGACCACCAATACTGGCATCTTTAAGTTCCGGGCTAATCATCGCTGACAATGCGGCGATAGCTCCTGAAACCTCCGTGAATGGGTCAAACAAAGCGATGAAAGTTACTGGCAGCGTGAAAGTCGGCGGTGTTCCCCCCTCCCAAACCATTAAGCTGTTCCAACGGGCCACCGACGTTGTTTCAGTACCAACCTGCGCAAAACCACTGAAAGCACCAGCAACAGACCCCATGGACATACCGGTAAACGGCGCTTCCCAATTCTGGGCCATGTTCATTGCTGCCCCCTGGCTGATATATCCGGTAACCTGGTACTGAGAGTTCGTTAAAGTAACTTTCAGAAATGGCGATACACCATCAGCCTGGCTGTAAACCCCATAAGGTATAGGTGCCATTCAAGTTAAAGGCCGGAGTTCTCCGGCCTCCTCCTTTAGCCAAGGCGCTTACGGCGCAGTTTCATTGACTTTTTGCGGGCAAGTTTTGCCGCGCCGGTCTGGGCTTTTCGACGCGCTTTTTTCAGCGCCGATTTTTGAGCCGCAGTCAGACGTTTTTTCCGCAGGCGTTTACGGATGAGTTTGATCTCACCGTTACGAACAACCTTCTTAAATGCTTCAGTCAGCATTTCATCAGAAGTGCCAGCAACAACAAACGCCGCTTCCAGTTCGTCGCGGTCGTCGCTATCTAAACCAGCGATAGAGGCACCAACATCAGCAGCAGCGTCGTCGTCTTCATCGTCAGCCAGTGCTTCGATCATGTCATCATCTACACCGCATGCTGCGAGGAAGTCAGCAACATTTGCCCATGCTTCGTTATAGGCATCGTCCTGTTCTTCTGTAACTTCGGAGTCGTCGTCATCAGAGATACCAGCGATAGCCTGAACGAAACCATCAAGGGAGTCGAAAGTCAGATCACCGCTATCAGCCCAGGCGAAAACGGCATCGGCCGCATCACTCAACGCATTCTGCATCGCACTTCGATTTGCAGCTTCCAGAATCATCTGGTGCGCCTGTTCAACGGTCCATTCTTTACCGTCTTTCTCTTCCAGGATTTGCTCAGGAGCCGGATCAGATGGAACGTTATCGTTAGTCTGTGCCGCCGGTTCCGGATTATTATTAATAACCGGATCTGTTGGCGGTTCGGCGCTTGCTCGGGCAGACTCCATCAGCTGCACAGGATCAGAGTTCAAAGCGAAACGAGACAGTCCATTCCCCAAAAATGCCCCGGATTGAAAAAAGTTTTTGCTCATTGTATTCCCTTACTTAATAAGCAGCGGTACGCCCTGGATACGACGGGCTACGCCAGTCGGGCAGCAGGCCCAGACTACTTCCCATTTATCGAATTCCGCCTGCGTAACTTTCAGCACATACGGTTCTGTACCGTCAGCATCAGGATCACGAGGAGCCACCAGAGCGCCGGAGGCGACAAAGCGATCTAAAAGTTTGGTCATCCCTTTAGTCAGGCCAGCCGCAGTAATACCGTCCGGGCTATGCTTCATCTGTCGGGCTAACTGGACAAAGAAACGGCTGATTGCATTCATCAGGGATGGGACGTGCTGGAAGTGCAGATAGTTATCCTGCGTGCAGCAAGTTAAAGCATCGTCGATGATCATCTGGCCAGAGGTGCCAACAGATACTTTATTGAGACGGCCCTTGACCATTGCTTCTTCGTCCGGGGTATCTTCCGGATACAGCGGTTGAATTGACGCACGAGCAATGACGGCACGTTCTTCACCAGCCGGTGAGTAATGCCAACCGCCGACATCAGAGTTTTTCTTGACGCCACGAGCTTTCGCCGCATACGCCACGCCAGACAGACCAAAGACCACACGGGATTGGGTCCATTTGTCTTTGCAGGAGAACGGGTAGTGATAGACAGAACAGCTTACATAATCGGTACCAAGTAAACCGGTATCCTCAACAGCTGGTAGTGCTTCTGCGTACGTTAATGTCGGTTTGACATCAAAGAAGCCATCAATCAGGCGATCTGCACAGATTCTACCTAATGCGGTGATAGCCGCATTGTCATAGCAGCCCAGGCCAAGAACAGCGGTGTACATGTACGGCGCATTGTTCAGCACTTTCACCGCACGCAGGTACGCAGCGGTTGAGATTTTCGACTGATCACCGTTGGTACCACCAGTGAACGCCAACGATTTTTTGTTTGTTACTTTCGCTGTAGAAATCAGATCTTCATTAACAACCGCGCGAAGATATTTAGAACGGGCTTCCAGAGCCGTAGGCAGATAACACAAGCGGCCCATGTCATCTTTCGCTTCTTCCGCCAAAGACACAGTGTGTGTCTCCAGGGTCGTTACCACACCGAGCGAAGTCGTCTGGGTCAGTTTTAAGAGGAAGCGTTCATTACCCGCGCTGTCCGCTGTTGCCGTTTCGATGGTTAACTCACGGGTAGGTGAAATACACGGATCACCATCATCAACGTAGATAGCAAAGGCTTCGCCGCTATCAAGTTCAATTTCAGAACCGTATGGCAACGCACTGTAAGCCGGTTCGCCTGATTCATCGAACATAATAATCGGGAACTTCGCATCATCCGGAACAGCACGGACAACATAACCAGACGTTTGCTGAATAGCTTCGTACACATGGCGAATTGGTTCGAACTGTGAGCCGGAAGACGGCTTCAGCGGTTCGCCGAGAACATCTTCGTAATTGGACTCAGTAACCGCAAGAACAGTAAACGGCTTGCCACGCGCAAATACGCCAATACCAGCCCACAAGCTGCTATTTAATGCAACACCGGTAGATAACGTCGCATCGGCATTGATCGGGCTAACCGCGACGCCGGATGCATTACCTAATGACTGTTGAATTGAATATTGAGACATAACTTTCCCTGTTATGCGCCCCGCACGGGGGCGCTATGTTAAACGGAGAACTTCCCCTGATTACTCAGAGTCACCGGCATCAATCGTGTCGCCGCTTATGAAGTTAAGCCCGCCTTTTTTGGCCATTGTCAGCGTTACACGAGTGAAGTAATCAGCGCCGTTGCGTGGGTGCATATCGTTGATAGCCGAACCCCACAGCGTGGTACGGTTGACCAGCGCCGGAGTGGTCGGATGCTGGAACGGGATGGCCGGGACAGCATCACCAGTCACGAAGCCTGCTTTACCTGGATTTTCATCACGGACGTAGCACAGCACATCCATCGAGCTGAACTGAATGTTCTCTGTCGTTAAGTTCTTACAAATACCAGCAGGTACTTCGTACACTTTCACGTTACCGAACAGGGTACCGATGTAGTGAACATACGGAGTCTGGATATAGTCTTCGGCTGGCTGGAAGAAATCCTTCGGCAACTGTTTGAAGAAAGATGCTGCATCAGCACCAGCAAACATCCCCATCGCACCAGAAGATTTAACGCGCTCAATAATGTCGCGATATACAGTCTGGAATTTGCCACGAATGATGGTTGCCCATACATCAAAGGACTGGTTAACCGGCAGAGCGATGTCAAAGGTGTCGGTCGCAAGAGTACGCCAGATCATGATGCGAAGACGCAGCATATCCTGTTCATGAGACAGGTATTCCTTCAGGGTGCGGAACTGTAGGGAACCCAGGTCCAGACCAAATTCACGCTGTGCTTCATACGCCGCCTGTACCGTGTGCTCAGCCGCGATAACGAACTGGCTTGGGAACAGGGTGTATTTCTTCATTTCGTGGTTGATCAGCGGGATCAGCTCAGGAGCGGCTTCAATATTGATTTCCGTCTCAATTGCGATCTCAGTGCCTTTATCCGGCGCTTTGGAGAACGACAGGGCAATCTGACCAATGTTGTAGTTCAGAGAGCAGGTAACAGTGATTTGCTCACCAGCAGCATTAGTAAACGAGTGAAGTAGGCTGCCGGAACCGTTATCAACAACAGACTTAATACGGTTAACGTAGATATTAGTGCGACCTTTTCGGATTGGTACATTCTGGCCTTCGAAGTCTTCCATCTTGAAGGTTGCGGTTTTGCTGGTGCCATCGGAGCTTGCCACCAGCACATAGCGGCGGCGTAACTGGCTGTACACACCGACGGATTGCATGTCCAGAACATCACCAGCAGCATAAGAACCAAAAGAGGAACCTGCCACGTTAAAGACTTCATAGATGTCGGACTGGTCACGCGTAACCGGAATGAAGGTACACGCATCAGCGGTAGCTGCCCCCAACTGAACAGGCAGGATCATCGCGAGGAATAAAGGCAGACGCATAACACCGTCAGAAACGCTCATCATCTCTGCTGCGACAGATTCCAGCATCGCTTTATTAGTGGCATCCATGCTGTTGCGGGTGGACTCAATCAGGCAGTTTTCCAGCGTCTGGTGGCAGGAGGCCAGAATTTCCGGACGCGGCATAGATTTATGTGCTGCGGCGTAGTCAGCCAGTGCACTTGCCCACGCTGTAGCGATTTGAGCGGTGGCATTATCAGAGATACCCGCAAAAACCGGGTCTTTACGTGCAGCTTCAAGGATAGATGCGGCACGCGCGGCATCATCTTTAATGAATTGGTTATCAGTACCGAACTGCGCAGTGCTTGCCCAGCCAAGCACAGCTTTAGAGCGTTTTGCGATATCTGCAATACGATTCTGGTATTCGCGTAAGTTACTCAATTTACTCTTCCTTAAACACAAGGCACTTGTGTGAATCCCTTTTCGGAAGAGATTTTATTGAAAGTCACTTGTTGACTTTCTCGTGACAAGCAATTTTTTTATTTTTTTCGGGAGTAGGGGAGGAAGGTAAAATCCAAGGTGAAATCGTGGCGATTTCACCTTGAAATTTTAGATGGATTTACTTTAAAAACAGTAGGTTAATAGTGAAATTTGAATGGCGAAAGTTTAAGGCTTCGGCTTTTTATCGAGGCTCTTTCTAAGGATATGCCCAATCATCCTGTCGAGTTCTTCCTGTAGCTCTTTTGAAAGTCGATTAAACTCATAAGAAAATGCACGGCCTTTCACGCGCTTTCTTGCAAAGCGATCCTTGTCCTCAAATTTCCATAATTCAGTAACTACGGACTTATCTTTAGAACCTTTATCCGTGAGTAGTGAGGCTTCCTTTGTTATCAAGCGCAGGATTTTATTTTTAACTTCATCTTCGGCCATTTCTTCAATGGATAAGATGTCGTTTATTTCCGGGGATATGTTTTGAATAAGCTGATCAAACTCTAAATTCTTGTTCCCCATTTCGTCGCCAACAGCACAAAGCGTTTTGTAGTCCGAAAAGGTTAATTCCGACTGCACAGGGAAAAGGGCGACTAATTCTTCCGGAGCACTCGCTGCCTGGAGAGCACGCGTGACCTTAGCCTGAGACAGCCCTTCTTTGGCTGCAATATCCTTCTGACTCATCCCATCATTTTTCATTCGCATCAAACGCAGACCTATTTCTCGAATGCTGTGCTGCAATGCTGTCTGAACGTCTTTCGCTAAATTTTGCGCTTCCTGAACGCTGATCTCCTGGTCCGTGACTAAAACCCGCAACCCTACGTTCTCTAAGATGGCAGAAGCTCGACGCCGGGAACCATCCAAAATTTCAATTTTCCCTGTAGCCCGTCTAACACCTATTGCAGGGTAAAATTGCTGATGCTTAATAGTGCTTCGGATACTTTTTAATGATTTTGGCGTAAGAGATGCCTGGTCACGCCCGTTGTTATGCTGATCAACAAAGGTATCGCTTTCTACCTGGTTCGGAGGTATTACCTCTTCAATAAATGTGGCCTGGCGACCAGTTGATAACTTGAATACCTGCTCGACTCGATCGCCAGAGGCTGAAGAACTATCAAATCCGCTTAATATTGAAGGATTAAGGGTTCGCCCAATTGTTGGTCTGTTTTTCTTTGACATGGGGGTTTCTTACTCCTCAGTTAGATCTGATAAATTCAATACGGTCAAAAACTGCTTTAGCAAAATCTTCCGCGGCAATTCGCGCGTTCTTCAATGCATCAGCACTACCAACATACGTTGCCGGGTTAGCTGAAATAACAGTGTCAAAAGACTCGCCGCAACGTTCAAAACCGTCAAGGCGAGGGAGGACGACATCGAGCATATCCCCACCGAACACTTCTTTAGCCAGGCTATGGCAATACTTATGATCTGCCTTGTTACTCAACTTGGACATAAAACCAATGTTAGTCGCAAGCTGGCACTCGCAGCCTTCATCCGAAATGAGTTTTACCAACTCAGGAAGGCGGGCAACGTATTTAAGCGATGAGTGGAAATCGACAGTTGCTGGCGGCAGAGGTGTAAACAGTATATTGGCCGAGGCCAAAGCATTTTTCAGGAAGGCGTCAAGGTGAGGACCACTATCAACGAGGATAAAGTCATAATCGCTCTTCAGCTTATCAATCACATTTTCTTTCAGGACAGCATGGATGTTCTGACCCGGTAGATGCTCATTGCACAGCTCTCTCCAATCGGATGCAATAAAGGCATCGTCAATCGACGCAGGCATAACGTCAACCCCAGGTACAACAGAAGGAACAATAAACTCCTCTAACAGCTCTTCACGGCTTACATTCTGCAACATAGCCTGTGCAGATGTTGCGTTTACGATACCAATAGAGTGTTTATGGCTTAAAAACATCGTTGCTGAAGATTGCGGATCAAGGTCAATAACCAGAATCCTTAAATCTTCCATCAGAAGATGAGGGTGGGCACGCATTGCATGCGCCAGAGAAACCGTCGATACAGTTTTTGACACACCGCCTTTAAGATTGGAGATGAAAATCACATACGCTTCGCTGTAGCGATCCCGGTATTTTGGCACTCCGCGATGTTCATATATGTCAATGATGTTCTGAATTGACATCGCATATTTCATTGAAGAGCCAGCAGGGCGTTTATCGAAAACATAACCCTTTTCTTCCATTTCACTTACGGCATAGTCAACGTTCGCTCGAGTCAGTAGAGGCAATTTTGCCAGTGCCGCTTTCGCATAGACCTGGTAAAACTCGTTCGCGTGTAGCTCATCCTTTTGCAACTGTACTTGTTCAGTCAGAACATTGAGCATTCTGTTTGCTCTTTGAGCAACCTTGTGAAGCTGGCTGGAATCACTCATCGAAAGTCATCCTTTATGCTGTATTTTTGAATTTAATTAAAAATGCTGCATAAAATAATAATGTATGCGTAGATGCTTGTATATAGCATTCTCTGCATGTTTACTCCTTTGCCAAGTGTGTCACAACATGCTTTGGCATCCTCCACGCATAAAGGACGCGGATTTCTTCTATGTTCAGGTTGTAGCCTGAATCATTTTGGTGATTTCCTGCTTCAACGAGCAGCCAGGCTTCACTCTCTATCAACTGGTGAGAACGGCTTGCCCGGCAGCTTCGATGTGTGCTGGAGGGAGAATAAAAGTCTAAGATGTGCGATAGAGGGAAGTCGCATTGAATTATGTGCTGTGGAGGGATCGCTGGTATCAAATATGTGTGCTGGAGGGAAAGACAGAGAATTACATGTGCACTGGAGGGAAAAACGGATGGACAGATGTGTGCTGGAGGGAAAGTCTGAGCAAACTGCGGGGCGTCCCCCTCCAGCGCACATCAAAAACGGGAAATTGGACAAGCCTTCCCGGCAGCACACATTTTTTTGAATGCAGCTGCCCTCCAGCACACACTTATTCGGGGAGTTTCAGCTTTGGATTGCGAGAATGGACGATTACAAAACTTTCCCGGCCTTTCTTCTCAATTGAACAGTCGAGATAGCCGATTGTTTTAAGCTGTTCTATCGCTTTCTTAATGATACGGTTTTGCTCGCCAACAGCTGACTGCAAAGCCAGGCGCTCACGGATTCGCGCGAACGATAGCGGCAACGGGTTCTGCGGAAGGCTTTCGATGAAAGTGTAAATGGCTTGTGCAGCTTCTTTCTTCGGAAGGGCACGCAAGGCGTGGTGTTGCAACAGAACGCGATAATCAAGCTGGAACAGCTCCCACAGCTTCGAATCAGCCTCCAGCTCTATCAGATCAAGGTCAGCATCAAAACGCCCGACCTTCAGCAGACCAGTCTGATAGCCGCCTTTAGCATCTTTTCCGCGCTTAAAAGCGATACCCTTGTTACGCAAGCGTCCAAGTGATTCATGAATGGTTAAACGCAGTTTCGCATCCAGACGTTTTGAGGGGAAACCACAGGCTTTAGCGAATTCCTGAAACGATAACTGGATGGTGTTTGAGGACAAGCCGTATTTGCTGAACGCGTAGATGACACCGATCCACGTTTTGAAATCAGTATCCATATCGAGTCGAGGACCGGTGATTTTAATATCATCGTAACCCTCGGCTTTAGCTATCTCCAGCTGGGAAAACGCTTTGGTGGCATCAATCTCTTTACTTTCTCCTTTGCTCTTTGATGGCTTCGGCACGAATACCCCCAAGCGCATCAACGCTACAGGCTGCACAGTGTTGTTTGAATTAACTGTTAGTTCTTTTGCCTTACTTTCAATGTCTGCGTAAAGAATATCGGAGATAAAGGATTGATTCATATTACTTTTTCCGAATTATGTGGATAGTTTTTATAAGCGGTGATAACTACCCAGGCTTTCCCGTCAGCACACATCCTATATCCCGCCAGCACACATTAGCAACCCGTCAGCACACATTTTTATCCCTCCAGCACACATCGGTTTCCCTCCAGCACACATCGCGATACACTTCTAAGCCAGACGTGGCGCGGCCTGCAACGATCAGGGATCTATATGGATCTAATTGGGATCTGTATGGACCTAATTATTGGATCTACCCAGTGGATAATGTGGATAAGTGAAAAACCGGCCACTGAGGACCGATTTCTGTGAAGAGTTGAAGCGAATTAGTTGTCGTTTTCCGTACCTACTTCTTCGATCAACAAACTACTTGTATAGATGCGTAACGTATCACCTTTGTAGAGGAATTGATAACCAACACCTCCTATGGCAGGGAGGTCGGGGAACATTTCAGAAGCAACCCCAGAGCAAATCACGGCGATACAGTCATCCCGCTGTACATCCTTACGCTCTGTACTCAAAGTTTGCTCTTCCCCGATTGCCTTTGTCATCTCCTCATCTTCGTACGCAACAGGGATATATTCAATCGCATCAGGCGTTTTGATACCCAGTTCTTCAGCAATCTCGAACGCCTGTTTAAATTGATCTGACCCAGGATATCCAACGGTAATACTCTCAATTTCGAACAAAGAAGTAGCGTTGTTTATTTCTTGTTTAACCGCAAACATGTTGTTTGTCCTTAGTGGCTTCCTGCCAAAGTAAAGTCATGAGTGTTGATATTACGATTTCTACAGTTGATTAAATCTGCTCGCTGAGCTTTTGCTTCAGCAGATAACCTTCCAGCGGCCAGATTTTCTCAATGGCGTTCTTACGGGCCACCTTACGGCCAATCTCCGCGTCGAAATTTTTAGGGCTGGCACAGGCGCTTTCCCCGGTAACAATGAATCCATTGCACAGCACCAAGACACAGATGGTCAGGCTACGCGTAGAGGGATGAACAGACAGCACCTCACGAACGCCTTCATGCGCAGCGCGAATGCCGTCAAAAGCTGTGAAATAATGCTCTTCGGCAATCACACTCTCGATGTGATCAGGAGTCAGGCGTGGTGCTGTTTTGCCTTTGGCCAGAATCTCTTTTTCAATTTCCATATCGGACATAGTTTTTCCTTTTAGTTACCGCTGATAGCACGGTTGTAATCATTGACGTTGCGATTCTTCCTGTTAATCCCCATCAGCATCGTTTCTGTATCGAGGATATACGCTGGCAGATCATCAAAATATTCACTGCTAAACTCTGGCATCCTGCACATAAACGCACTTTTGGGGGCAGGGTGGTTAACCTTTGTCGGCGTCGGCGTTAAATTCGCTGATCGACTCCCGGAGCAACCGCTGAGTGTCAGCAGGAATGCGCTGGCGAACATTACCCGCCGCAACCAGTTGTTTCTGAACTTCTGCTTTTCGTTCCATTTGCCTGTCAGCATACTTGGCTTGTTCTGATTCATTTTTCACTTCCTGGCTGTGAAAATGTTGATCTGCTTTGTTCATCGTCTCAATGGTCTGGTTAAGATCCATTATTGACTTATCACGTTCCTTAACAGCCTGATCAAGACTGCCAATTTTATCCAAGGCTTGCTTTAGCTGATGACGTTCCCATGCAAACCCGGCACCAACAAGTGCGCAAATCAGAACAAGAACACCAGTAGCAGCAAGTTTCTCCTTCAAAGACAAAGCTGTTTTTAACGTAGAAAAGAATGACATGTCTTCCTCCTGAAGAAAAATTATCAATGAAGTCCTTTGTTACTGTGCCGCTTTGTTTAATTCATCAAGAACAGAATCAGGAACCAAAGCGGCGACTGCGCTGGCTGTGCTGGCCTTATTTGCTGATGCTTCCGCAAGCGCGGTACCGATAGCATGGTTATAAGCAGTTATGGCTACGCTGGCGCTTTCCTTCGCTCGTTCATACTGCTGTTGCAATGCTGCTACCGGTACTGTTGTCTGGTCGAAAAAAGCACCAAATTGTTCAGTTGCTACTTTCAGAGATTCAATTTGCTCTTCTGTTAGTGCTGGTGGGGGAGTGGCAGTGCCGCCGCCTGAACCAGAGCCTGGCGAGCTTCCTGAGCCAGTGTTAAGGGTCTGGTTAATCTCCCCCATTGCAGCGACTAAACTTGATGTATTAAGCGCGTTAACAGCGTCCTCAAGCGATTTAGTAATATTCACATCACCAATGGCAATAGAGATCGGCAGTTCTGAAACTTCTCGCTCATTAGCACGGCAGTAAACATCCCAACCAATATCGAGTTGAAGCAGCATTGACAGATCTGCATAACCAGCCAACAGGTCCGCGTGCTTAGTTGCCAGTTCTCCAATGTTCGTTAAGCCGGTTGTGGTTGTTCTGATCGTTGAAACATAGCTGGTAATAGTGTCGGGATAGACAATTGTATCCAGAATTAATCCGGTCAATTCTTCTGCAAGCAGTTTTGCTGTGTTAGCACTGTTTCGTGCCGATGTTATGGCACCAGGTGTTTTCATCCCACCGGCGGCGGCCAATTTTTTATATGCGGATAACTGGTAGTCTTTTTCCAGCATGATATCTCCTAACTTACCTGAACCAGGCCGTCTCCGGACGCTACGGTAGATCCGCATGAAACAGGGTCACCAACGCATACGATCCCTTTACCATTGACGGTAAACCATGCCCTGGTTGATATAGCTTGCCCACCGTGCGTACTGTTTCCATCGGTATGCTGTGCATATTGCTTACCATCAACTAACACTTCGACTCCGTTGACTTTAAGTAGTGGTTCACTCTCTACAGGAGGCCTGGATGGGAATCCTCCGTGCCCCGAACAAATGCTGTCTTTTGTTGCAATACTTGCCACGTCATCACCAATTATTTGCTCTGATTTTCGTTATTTTAACTCAGGTTGTTTGTGGTCTACATGGAGTTCAACTATTGCAAAATTGCTCTAATAAATATTGTTTTTTATGTCGTATTTTCGGTACCATTCAGCCATCGCCCTTCAATGGGCATTTGTTTGGAGTCGTCAGATGCAGATGGAGCTAATAAGCCGCAAAGAGTTCGATAGCCGTGTAACCAGCGGTGAACTCGACAACTTGCAGGCTATCAAGGTGAAAGAAGGCTTTTGCCTCATTGGGAATCAGAGCGGAACAAATCGCGTTTTTATGCTTCGCCGTACGGATTTGAAGCCATTTGTCTGGAAGAACGAAATTGGTCCCAGCTCATACGCTCAAACGAGGGGGTGCCACAACCTGGCCTTTTTCTACAAAGACGAGCTTTCTGTGGTTGATATTCAAGGGTTACAACATGTTTAAGCACTGGAAAAACATTACTATTTATAAACTTTCTCGTGAGGCGGATCTGACCGACTTAGAAGATAAAAAGAAAATGATCCTTTTCACGCCATGCGGTAGTCAGGATATGGCCAAGTTCGGTTTTGTATCGCCATTTGGTGATAATTCCGAAGTTATCGCTATGCATGGAAATGGTTTTATCCTTGTTGAAGCAAAGCGCGAAACAAAAATTCTTCCCCCGCCGGTTATCCAGCGAGCTATTCAAGAAAAAATTGAAAAACTTGAGCAAGAACAAGCGCGTAAACTGAAGAAAACAGAGAAGGACTCCCTGAAAGACGAAGTTCTGCATTCTCTTCTGCCACGGGCTTTTTCAAAGTTTTCTGTTATCCAGGCGATCTACGACGGTTCAACTAAACGTATCTATATCAATGCCAGCGCGCGGCAGGCAGAGGATATGCTCGCGCTTATGCGTAAGTCTCTTGGTTCTCTTCCTGTTGTTCCCCTGAGTGTTGAAAATCCCATTGAATTAACGCTGACCGACTGGGTACGTGATGGTAGTGCTCCACAGGGATTTCAAATGGGGGATGCGGCAGAACTTAAGGCAGTGCTTGAGGATGGCGGTATTGCCCGAGTGAAAAAGCAGGATTTGGGAAGCGATGAAATTTCCACACACTTGGAAGCTGGCAAGCTCGTCACTAAGTTGGCACTCGACTGGCAGAACCGCATTAAATTTACACTGGACCATAACTTCAGCCTTACCAGCGTCAAATTTGCGGATGAATTGCTTGAGCAGAACTCTGATATTGATAGTGAAGATGTTGCGCAGCGACTGGACGCAGATTTCTTCCTGTTAACCAGTGAAATTTCGTGCCTGGTTGATGCTCTGGTAAATGCCTGAACCGCCCCGGGAATCCTGGAGACTAAACTTCCTGAGAAAGAGGTAAACAGGATGACTAAAAATACTCGTTTTTC